AAACTTTTTAAAAAGTCCGCGGACTTTATAGCGTCGATAAATGTATCATCAACCATTAATTGTTGATAGATACGCAGGTGCTTAGACGATTGTAATACTCTGACCGTGGTCATAGTATCCAGCTTAGATTTATTTATTCCATCATCAAATGCTAATAAAGCATTGAAGTATGCATCGGAACGAATTTTTGCTTGTTCTCGAACAAGCAGAGCGAGTTCGTGTAGACATAAACATCTTAAGATGTTTTGTCTTTTCACTGGGTCCTCCTCGAAGGAGGTTAAGACCTCTACTCTTTTGTCCGTTGACTTAAACTCTCGTTTAAGTCCTGTCATAAATCTAGGTAGTGAAAATAGCCTTAAGGCCTTTTCCACGTATTTGTCTGGGTAACCAAGTATCAATTGCATAAATTTACTATCATCCATGAAGGATTCAAGTAAACCGGCATATTTAAAATCTGATGCGACTAACGTTGCAACTTTAGGTGATACGGGAGAAATGTCAGTTCCATTGACGTACAAACGTCTACAGAACTCGGCAATTCTAATGCCAGGAATGGCAGAAGAATATCCTTTAATACTAGAGAATTTAACTCCTAAGAGTTCCATTCCTTTCGTATAACTTTGTGTGCCTTCTGAATTATTTCTGAAGCAAACATCATCACCACAAACCGCTGTATCGTTTGCTGGATCTTCACCTTTAAGGGTGAATTTCCAATAAATGTATAGACAGTGAGTCAGATGTGCCAACGAGAAACTTGGATAAGCTCCCATGGGCTGACCTGCTCCATACATCACCTTCAAATCGCTCCCAGAAACTGTAAAGTTTCTGTGGACTAGAAGATTACGAACGCGTTTTGCGTATTGTTTGTTAAACAATACCGATAATACTGACATTTGCAATTCCATAGGGAATCGGTCTGTCCAGTTTGATGCGTCTTTTGATTCAGGGCTTGAGTTAGGGTCTTCAGTGAATTTCTTCACTAACTCCCTACCTTTATCTTGATCGAACACATAAGAGTTCGGCAAGTTTTCTGTCACTTTCTGCAAGTATTTATGTAGAGGTAACATTAAAGCCTGTGAGAAGTAGTCAAATAAGGCTACAACTCTCGTCTTGTTCCCCGGCTGCGGTATTGCAGCTAGTCTAGAACAAGTCAGATTCAAAGAGGTGGCACTAAGTTTAGGATCCGTTTTGGTATCTACTAATTCGGCTACATCCTTAATATACGTGTATATGTCAGGTCGCTTTATCTCATCGAGATATTTTATTATACTGTGGTTAACTTTGTCATCGGCAAGCACTGCCTTTGCATCGTAATGTGAGGACATTAGTCCATCTAGCCCGTTAAGGCTGTTTGGACCATTGCTACTCGTATCGTGAAAACGAACGAATTTTCCTACATAGTCAACAGGTGACACGCCTATTGGAATATTTAAAGATTCCAATAATAGCGGTAAAGCAGACTCAAACTCATTGACTTCATTAATGAAGCCATTAGTTCTGTCAGGGTGTCTAGTGATCGATT